ACAAATCGCCGCTGAAACTAATTAGACACTCCGCCGTCTAGATTAAAAAATTCATGGGGGTCAGGGGGGATTTACGATTACTGGAGATGGCAGTGCGGCGACGATTTAATATCGATACGGAAAAGGCTGCACGAGAGGTAAACGAGTTGATGAGCAGTCCAGATCCTCGTGTTCAGCTTCGTGCACTTGGAATAGCTGCGTTGATGGAGTCGATGAACCAAAAGGACGAACACAAGGTAATTGATGGTCAGCTTACAGCCAGAGACAGTGAGTTATCTCGCATCGCTTCCGACCTCGGAATTGACCCGCGTCTTATCGTTGATGGATCAATCTCGACAGATAGCAGCGTTGTTGGCACTTCGCAACCAACCTCGTCAATTCGACCAAGCAAGTAAAGACATTCAACGCAAGCGTGACGAGCGTTCCGAAGCTGCGCGAGTGTGGATACCAGAGATTGCAGACATTAAGCGACGTGAAGCATGCTTGCAAGATCCAGAGTTGTTCCTTCGGACTTACTTTTCTGCAATCTTTTACAATCCGTTTGCAAGCCACCACAGGGCAATGATTCAGGCAATTTACGATCGTTGTTTTTCCGGTGGAGACAAAGCGATTGCAGCGCCGAGAGGAGACGGTAAGGCTTTAGCGATAGAAACGAGTATCCCGACTCCGAACGGATGGAGGCAAATGGGAGAATTGCAGCCAGGGGATAAGGTTTTCGGAGGTGACGGAAAGCCTTGTAATGTAGTTGCCGTAACGGACGTGATGCTAGACAGACCTTGCTATGAGGTGGTTTTTGCGGATGGAGACAGAGTTGTTGCGGATGCTAACCATGAATGGGTAGTCAACAAGCGATGGAGAGAATCAAAAACCATTGCTACCACAAAGCAGATGCACGACTATGGACTAAACGTATCGGACGGGAAAAGAAAATGGTTCGATGCAGCGTGGACGGTAGATATAGCCGAGTCGGTTGAGATAAACCAGCAAGACAACAGAAACGTGATCGACCCTTATGCGCTAGGCGTTTGGCTTGGAGACGGAAACACAAGCGATAGGCAGGCAGCAATTGCTACAGGTGCAGAGCCGATGCGGTTGGCAAAATACACAAAGAGCAAACCGTTACCGGACACCTCTTTTTCGACAAAGCTAAGGCAGTTAGGGCTTTTAGGAAACAAGCATATTCCAGACAGCTATTTATTCTCCCCCGAAGAGTCTCGTCTCGCTTTACTTCAGGGTTTAATGGATACCGATGGATACATTTCTAAAAGAGGTCAGTGCGAATACGTCAGCAAGATTAGGCATCTTATTGAAAGCGTTTCGACGCTGGTTAGTTCTCTCGGAATTAAGTCCGGCAACGTCATAACGAAGATGGTAGACGGAACCCCGTACTATCGATTGACGTTTACTGCGACTGAAAAGCCAGTGTTTCGATTGCAACGAAAACTAGACAGGCAAGTAATAACTAACGCAAAGTGCTTGAAAACGAAAGCGATAAAGTCGATTACTAAAGTCGACAGCGTTCCAGTGAAGTGTATCCAAGTAGACTCGGCAGACAGAACCTACTTGTGCGGAGCTAAGTTTACCAAGACGCATAACTCTCAGGTTAGTATTTCGATGGTAGCTTATGCATTGCTTGCTACTCCGATCAGGTTCCCTATCTTCATTGCGCAGACGACCAAGAAGTCATCGAAGCTATTCAAGCAACTCAAAAACAAGTTCAACAACCCACGCAAGTTCCCTGAGTTTTTTGGAGACTTCCCAGAGATAACAGCATGTGTCAATGCGCTTGATGGGGCACCGCAGCGAGCACCGAAGCAGCACGTCAACGGAGTCAAGACGGATATCCTTTGGACGCAAGATAAGATCAGGCTGCCCTACATTGAAGGTTGTCCGTTTAGCGGGAAGATGGTCGTCTACTTTGGGCTCGATGCAGCAATTCGCGGCGAAGGCGACGACGAAGACAGGCCAGACTTAGCCGTTATCGACGATCCAGAAACGAGAGAGGTTGCGTTTAGTCCAACAAATCAGCACCAAGTGATCGAGGATATGATCGATGGTGATGTTGCTGGACTTGCAGGACCAAACAAGCGAATTAGTCGAGTCGTTCTAACTACGATCCAAAACATAAGGTGCTACTCGTATCGAGTAACGTCACGCAGTCACAAACCTACATTTGAAGGTGATCGCTACAGCATTCTATCAAGCTGGCCAGAACGAGACGACCTTTGGCAAGAGTACATTGCAAAGCGGCAAGCAGACCAGTCCGCTGGTGATCGAAACGGAAAGACAGCCACGCAGTTCTACATCGACAACATGGAGGAAATGAAACGCGGTGCAACGTTGACGAATCCATATCGATTTGTTTCCGAGAAGGATAGCGACGGCAACCCGATCGAGGTTGATGCACTCCAAGCTTTTTACAACCGCGTTGCCGACTGGGGGCTCGATCGAGTCCTCGCCGAACTGCAAAACGAACCGAAAGAGGACGAGATACCGGAAAGCCTCGGCATCAATCCAGGCTTGGTAGCAGGTCGTATGAGCGGTCTAGCACATGCAGAAGTACCTCCAGGGTCAAAGATCTTTTTTGGTTGCGACGTTGGGAAATACAAACTCGACTGGGTGAAGGTGGCTTTTCATGGCAATTGCGTTGGAACTGTTATCGATTACGGCGAATGGCGTGTCATCGGGACTGATAAAACCAGCAGTGATGAAGCTACAGAGCTTGCCATCCTTCGAGCACTGCACGAGCTTCGACGGTATGCACTTGCAGAGAATAGACCAGACTTCGGCTTTATTGACTCAGGAGACTTCACGCCTGCCATTTACGAGTTTATTCGCCAAACCGGTGCACCGTTCGTTGCTTCCAAAGGTCACGACGATTCGCGAATTAGCTATTCCGGTGAGAACACGGACAAGAAGCGATACTTCGACAACTGCCGAGCAGACTGGCAGCAAGAGCAAGGAATCTGGCTTTACAACTTTAACGCACACCACTGGAAGAACGAAGTACACCAACGATTCACGACGAAAACGTTTGACGATTCACACCAATTTAACGAAGGGAGCTTATCCGTATGGGCAACACAAGATCCGAAAGTTCACTTGCCGTACTCCCAGGAGATATGTGCGGAAGAACGTCAGGAAGTATTTATCGAGGGCAAAGGACTGGTGAAAAAATGGGTGGTAAAAAGCAAACGCAACCACAAGCTAGACGCGACAGCGATGGCGTTGTGCGCGGCAGCGTGCATGGGGGTGCGAGTGATCGCAAGAACGCAAGCGTCGAAGCCTGTTTCGAAACCAGTACGGCAAGCGTTCACGAATCAATTCGGGCAGCCATTCGTAGCGACTCAGCGATGATACCACCTCCACCAACAGACATGGTTACCAGTGGCGCAATAAAGCAAGAGGAAGCAACGGTCACGCTGACCAGCGCAGAACTTCCTTTGATGAAGAACATCTTCGACGGCTACTTTAGCAACCGCGTGGATATTCGCCTTGACGCGAGTCAGACAAAAACTCTACGTGCTTTGCTGTTCGGCTTGCAGTCTAGATTCGCACGACTGCGGAACGGAAAGGAAGTGACCAACGGGCAAGATGCCATTAAGTGGATATTGGAGAACATTGATTGATACTCGCCGCGTTTCTTGCAATCGAGATAACGCTGCAATGGTCGCAACCGATCGACCAGTTCGTCGACTTGATAGAGTTGAATCACAAGTACGCAGCAGACGGCAAGCACACTTTTTCGCAGGTTATTTTCTGGCAGCGACTGCCACAGAACGGAAAGTATCGAGTACGTGAATGGGTCATACCTGATGATCGCGAGTCGCTAAGTTCATTTCCAGTAAAGCGGCACGGTCTTTACGAATCGCAGTTTGTCAAAAACGGCATCTACTATCGTGTACGCAGTCCTCTTTTTCGAGAGTCCTGGACAATGAAAGACCCTGAAGTTGAAGACGGAAAGATACATCCGAAACATACTCGCGTGCCGTTTCCGAAAAACCGTTTTTCCGAAAACGATACAAAAGAGGAGTAGTTGCCATATCGTTTGTGCATGGCAGTCACAATTGACGAAGTTATCGACTCACTACTAGACAATGCCGACTTCGAGGAAGCAAACTCGGTGTCGAAGGCTAGTCTATTTGTCACTGCTGCCAAGCGGTTCTTTATTCTGACTCCTCAGAATCAGTCTGACCAAGGCTCGTCGATGGCTATCTCGGCAGCGCAGATTGAAAACTTGATGCTACGCGCTCAAAGTTTCGTTGCCGCCAATCGAACCTCTGCCGGTTCTGTTCGTCACCTCGTCGTCTCGGAGAACTTCCGATGATTGCGAAAGGTAAAAAGCAAAAAGGCTCGGCAAGCATCCAGGAAACTTTCGACCAGTTTCGTAACGACTATGACATGAGTCGTGCTAGTCGCTTCGTTCGTCGCAGAACTGGCGTGGCAGCACAGGGAAGCGGAGCAGATTACCACTACAGGTCTGAGGTTCAATACTACCGAGACATCGAACAAGCTCGCGACATGGACCGCAACGACGCGGTTATCGGTATCCTTGCTGATCGTCGTGTCGATAACATCGTTCAGAGCGGCTTTAAGCTCGATCCAAAGACCGGAGATAAAGGAATTGACTTAGAGTTGTGGGAGCGATGGCAAGAGTTTGCAACCAATCCAGACTTGTGTGACATCGCAGGTGAATGCACGTGGCAAGAGATCGAGCGACATTGCGCGAGAGCCGAATCGATCGATGGCGATATTGTCGTCACTGGAACCGAAGAAGGTTGCTTCCAGGTCATCGAAGCTCACTCGATTCAAACGAAAACCAAAACAGAAGGCACGTTTCTTGGGGTCACGACCGACAAGTACGGCAAGCGGCACCAGTACCATGTGCTAGAAGAACTTGATCATTTCGGCACCAAAGGCAATTCGACACCGATAGACGTCCGCGATGCTCAAGGACGCCGGCAGGTGTTTCACGTATACAATCCAAAGCGAGTTCTACAGACGCGAGGCGTTACTCAGATAGCACCAGTCTTTTCCTATGCTGGAATGCTCGAAGATATCAACTTCGCCAAGCTAGTTCAGCAACAGGTGGTAAGCTGTTTTGCCATCTTCCGGAAGATGGGTCTAGCGTCGAGTTCCCTTCCAGGTGGTTACGGATACTCAGAGACGGAATCTACGCAGAGCGGTACGCGGCAGATCGAGGGCATCGGGCCGGGGATGGAGATAATTGGCCAGCCTGGTGAAGAGTTGCAAGGATTCAGCCCAAACGTTCCAAATAGCGAATACTTTCAACAAGTCCGTCTAATCCTTCAAGTTCTTGGAGTTAACTTTGGCTTGCCTCTTTGTCTTGTCCTGATGGACGGAAGCGAGACGAACTTTAGCGGGTGGCGTGGTGCTGTTGACGAAGCGCGAAAGGGATTCGTTGCCGATCAACTCAATCTAGTTCGACGACTACACAAGCCAGCCTATGAGTGGTGGCTTGCAAGGCTGCTAGACTCAGACCGGTCGCTGAAGAAGTACCAAGACAAGCCGAAAATAAAGATCCTCCAGCACAACTGGAACCTACCCACATGGTCGTACATTGAACCGGTCGCAGACGCCGAGGGCGATGCAGTCCAACTAAGGAACGCACTCACAAGCCCAAGGCGGCTACACAGCGCACGCGGCGGCGACTGGGAAGAGACAGCCGAAGAGATCATTGCGGACAATATTTACGCGATTGAGCGAGCTGCAAAGCAGGCTAACGACTTTAACGCCAAGAATCCAGCAAGCCCGCCGCTAACGTGGCGTGATCTCATTCCGTTGGTGATGCCAACAGGTCAAACGTTATCACTGCAAGACCCTGCGATAGTCGAGGCACAATCCGCAGCGGCTACAGAAGAGGCGTTGGCGGGTGCATTGCCGACTGGCGAAATGGCGAACCTTTCGACGCTGCAATTCACTCGCAACAGAAAAGCTATCAAGAAGATTTTGGAAGAGTTGGCAAAAGGCGAAACGAGCGAATCAGCAGCTCGCGTCTACCTTGGTGGTATTGGGCTCGCAGAAGCAAGCGTCAATGCGTTGATTGCAGACGCGTTAGACGGTGTAGTGGAAACACCTGAACTACAAGACAACGCAGAGGTGGCTCAATGAGCAAAATAGTAATTTCAGGCGAAATCGGAAACGAAGAAGGGCAAGTATCGTCCGAGTGGTTTAAGTCGCAGTTGCCAGCAAATGGAACCGAGCCAATCGAGGTTGAAATCCACAGCGAGGGCGGATCTGTCATCGAAGGCTTCGCAATCTACGATGCGATTAAAAACTATGCAGGACCGAAAAAGTGCGTGATTGCATCTGCAGCATTTTCGATTGCTTCGTTTATCCCGATGGCGTTCGATGATGTCGAGATCACACCAAACGGCTACATGATGATGCATAACCCGTACATGGTGTGCGAGGGCGATGCAGCCGAATTTGCTAAGCGTTCAACGCTATTGAATGAGATGAATACAAATATGGTCAGCGCTTACGCCGCAAGGTCTGGCAAGAGCATTGACGAAGTTAAATCGATGCTGAACACAGAAACCTACATGAACGCAACTACAGCGTTGCAAAACGGTTTTGTCGACCGCATTACACAGGCGTCGGTTTTGGGCCGAGCGTTTGCAAAAACCAAATCAATGCCGCATGGGGTTGTACAAGCACTGTTCGGTGCTGGTCCTAGTGGCGATAACTGCGAACCGACAAAGGAAAAAACTATGTCAGAACCGCAAAAACCCGTCGCCGCTACGGTTACAGAAATCAAGCGGAAGTTTCCAAAGGCGAAAGCTGACTTCATTGTGAAGTGCATGGAAAAAGAGATGGCAATGGAAGACGTTGCTGTTGCTGTTGTCGACGAGACGATGGCCGAAAACGAAACGCTTGCGATGAAGGTGCAGGCGATGGAAGAGGAACTGAAGGCACTTAAAGCTAAGGCTTCAGAATACGTCGAGGCCGAAGAGGAAAAGGAAGTTCCAATGATGGCCAAAGCAAAGGGTGTCAAGCCTGTTGCGAAGCTCAACACTGGTGCGGCTGGTGGTATTTCTGCCAAAGCAAAGTGGAAAGATGCCATCCGTGCAGTTGTCGACAAGGGTGTGCCTCGAGCGCAAGCAGTGTTTGTAGTCGACTCTGAGTATCCAGGCTTGCGAGATCAAATGCTCGCTGAAGTCAACAGCTAACAATCAACAACAAAACAAAACAAAACTGAAGAGGAAAAAGAATGTCTCAGTACGCAGATGGAAACACAAAAACATTTATCGCGGACGAAGCGATTGCAATTCACTTGCGAGTCAAGCTGGATAGCGATGGTCGAGTTACCGTTGCGGGTCTAGCCGACAAAGAAATCGGAACGGCAGCCACACCAGCCTTTGCTGCTGGTGATGCAGTCACGGTACGACTGCGAACCGGTGCCGGCACTCATAAGATGGTGGCTATCGAAGCTCTTTCAGTTGGCGCAACTGTTTACACCGAAGCTAACGGCAAGGTGCAAGATACTGCCGCTTCTACTAGCTTTCAGGTAGGGACAGCACTGGAAGCCGCTGCAGCAGACGGCGACATCATCGAAGTTTTGTACAACGCACACGGAGATACCGCAGTCGTTTAGTGCTGCGTCTCATACTCAACCAAACAAAACAAAGTAAAGGAACAAAATTATGCCAGTAGGAGCAACACCAATCGCGAATCCAGCAACACTACGGCCGGACTTGGCCGAGTTCATGGAGTTCGATCTTGAATCAGAACGCCAGGGGTATGTGGCTACGCAAGTCCTTCCAGTCGTCGAAACAGGCTTGCAAAGCGACAACCCAGGCAAAGTGCCATTAGAGTCATTGTTGTTCGACGGAGACACAACACGGACCAGCGGTAGCGGGTACAACCGAGGAAGCTACAAGTTTGAAACTTTTGCATTCTCGACCAAGGAAAACGGCTGGGAAGAACCGATTGACGAGCGAGATGAAAAACGATACGCGAACCTTCTTCAAGTTGACCGAATTGCGAACGCTCGAGCTCAAGGCGTCGTAGCTCGAAATCAAGAAAAGCGAGTTGCATCGCTGGTTTTTAATCCAACGACTTGGGACGGTGCTGCTTTGACCACGGCTATCACGAACGAATGGGATAGCAATCACAAAACGAACGCTATTCCAATCGATGACGTTGAAGGAGCAGTCAGAAAGGTTTACGAAAACAGCGGTCTTTGGTGCAACGCGCTTGTTATCAACAGGCAGGTTTTCCGAAATCTACGCAACCTCGATCAAATCATTGATCGAATCGCTTCGTCCGGTGCTGGTTCTCCGAGCAAGCCACGAGACATCACGGTCGATATGCTCAAGGCTGTTTTTGACCTCGACTACATCATTGTAGCTGGTGCGTCAAAGAACACGGCCAACGAAGCAAAAGCTGCAACGCCTGCTCAAATTTGGTCTGGTGAGTACGCGATGGTTTGCAGAATCGCAACCAGCGCCGACATGCGAGAACCATGCTTGGGACGCACATTCCACTGGTCTGCAGACGGATCGGTGATTGGCGGAACGATCGAAGAGTACGAAGAAGTACAAAGTCGATCGAGAATCCTCCGAGTTCGACACGATACCGATGAGGTAATCATGTATCCACAAGCAGGGCACCTACTCAGCAACGTAACGACCTAATGCCAACACGATTCGAGCAACAATTCAAACGGATTGCCGTACCAAACCTGGTGCGGCAGTTCGGTGAGTGTCTCCAATACTTTCCTGGTGGCGTAGGAACTGGGAGAGATGTTGATGCGTTAGTTGTTCGTGATCCACTGGCAATAGCTTCTGAGGTTGGTGAAGTCCTGGTCAATGCCTTGATTATTCGCGTGAAGAATAGCGAGTGTCGAGGCATTACGGCAGAAGAGTTAGACACAGGACGCGACAAGGTTTTTGTTGCGTTAAAGAACGACGGAGAAAGCTCGCTGCGTTCAATCGTCCAGTTGTTGTCAGACGCTAATGGTTTCGTTCGTTTCTTGGTTCAGTAATGCCGGCAGTCATCGAAAACATAGCACTAGAGATAGTGAGACGATTAGAACGGATAACCGTTCTGAACGGCTATTCTTTTGATGCGGTTCGTGTAGTTCGTGCTGATAGATTGTCTGTTGACTGGTCACCTGAGGACTCGTTGATAATCGTCAAGCAAGGTGACTCAACAATAAACCAGGACTCAAGTCATCCAGGTAACCCGCCAGCGATTGCCTTCGATACCGAGTTCGAAATCGAGTGCTTTGTGCGGTCAAGCGAACACTCAGACCCAGTGTCGTACAACTCCGTTCAAACCGAACGCGGCGCACAGATTATTGAAGCCATCACAACCGAGGCAACAGACCCAGGTCAATGGTACACGTTCGCAGGAAATGCGGTGCTTTCGTCTATCGGTGACGTCCGTAACTTCGGCGTTTCCGATGGCAACCATAACGGCGTGACTGTCGTGATCAACGTGATGCATCGGCAAAGCGAAAACAACCCGTACCAAGTGAGGGCTTAGCGATGCAAGTAAAAATCGACAAGTCTTCAATGAACGGGATTCGAAAGATTCTCAACGACCTCGGCGCAAACATTACAAAAGAGCTTGCGGTAGCTGTCAACAAGACAACGAAGCAAGTCAGCACAGCCGCAGCTCGCAAGCTAAAACAAGTGATTCCAGTGCCGATCAAGGTGCTAAAGAAAGCAGTTTTTGCACGCGACAAGGCTACAGCAAAACAGCCGCGTTCAGCCGTCGTGCTTTACGGAGGCCATCCGATTCCACTGAAGTATTTCGGTGCACGAGCGATGAAAAAAGGTGGTGTCTCCTTTCGTCAATCAGGACCGACCAAAGGTCGCGGGCATCTGCCAAACGCGTTTATTCCACCGAGCAAGTACAGCGGCAACGTCTACCAAAGACAGGGCAAGCCACGCGGACCACTCGTCCAGCAGAAAGGTCCGTCGCCTGGGGATTATGCAAACGAGGGCGTGAAAGACGCAGCACTAGAGACAGCTACAGAGCGATTCCCGATGCAGGTTCAGGCTCGAATTCGATTTCTAACACTGAAGGCTAAAGGCCAACTTAAAGGAAACCAAAAGAGATGACACAAATAAAACGCAAGCGAGTTCTAGCCGCAAAGATTGAAGCGACACCAGGTACAGTCGAAACACTGGCTGGTGCTGATGCCGCGTTCAATGCTTACAACATCATGGCGCAACAGGAAATCGAGTTTGAGTCAAGAGAGGCACAAGGCGGTTTCGGTATGCACACGTCGGTGTCTGGTGGTCGCAAGGGACGTATTACGTTCAGCGTTGATGCGTCGTGGGACGGTACAGCAACCGAACCATCGTGGGCCGATACGTTCCTTCCTGCGTGCGGTTGGGTTAAGTCGGGACAAGTGTTTACACCACGCACGGAAGTTCCTGGAGCAAACGTTAAGACGCTAACGATCGCAGTCTACCAAGACGGCATGCGGAAAATCCTATCGGGTGCTGCTGGTACGTTCACGATGGTCAGTCCGACAGGCAGGACAGCCGTATTCAGCTTTGACTTCATGGGTATTTGGGCTCCACCGACAGATATTGCGTTGCTAGCCCCAACCTACCCAACAGCACTAGGTTTGCGGTACGCAAGTTCAACAACGACATGGGACAGCGTTGCATTGTGTCTGGAAAACATCACGCTTGACTCTGGCAACACGGTAGTTTTGAAGGAGTGTGCAAGCACTGCTTCAGGTTACGACCATGCCATCATCACAAATCGAGTTGTAACGGTTACCGGCAATCCAGAAGCCAAGCTTGTCGCAACGCAAGACAGATTTGGTCAATTGATCCTCAACAGCGAAGCCGCATTGACTTGGGACCTAGACGGGCCAACTAACTCAGTGCTTACAGTTGCAGCGCCTAGAGCACAAATCATTGCACTGACGGAAGGCGATCGAAACGGACTCGTCACCGATGACATCACTTGGCAATGCAACCGAAACGGAAGCAACATCGACCAAGAAGTTTCCATGACATTCACAGCAGCAACCTAACCCATGCCAGCATTTTTAGAACCGAATCAGACGTTTCCGGTCGTTTTAGATATCGACAAAGACAAGCCAAAGGACGTGCAACCTGCGTTCATGGCTGTAGCGTTGTCGATGCGTGAGCAACGCAAACTGCTAACGATGCTGGACCGTCTCAACGAAGATTATTACAAGTCGCACGACGAAGCGTTTAAGGATGCAGCCGAGACACTTTCAAAGGTCGTCAAAGACTGGAAGAACATGGGGTCGCTTGTGTTTAGTCCAGAAGCGTTTGAAGACGTATTGAGCTACGCCGAGGCGCGTGAGTTGTTGCGCAAGGTCGCAAACAATCAACACGTTCAGTTAGAGGAAAAAAAAAGCTAAAGATTGCAGCCGCGATACGGCAGGGCTTGCTATGCAAACACTGCCACGCGGGTAAGTGTTGCGATATGGGAACCGAGAGCGAACCTATATCGATGGAGTGCAGCCAGTGCAACGGAGCAGGTTGCGAGCACTGCAAGGATGGTTATGTTGACATCATCGGTTGCCCTCAACGCGAGTGCAACGAAATAGTCGACGCGGTGGAGTTGATAGACCTTTTCAAAAAAGGCTTACCACCTGTTAGCGGTGGAACGCTAGACCAGTCGGTTTGGTTTTTGGAAGCGGCGAGATACTTGGAACACGAAGAATCGAAACTGAAAGCCGAAAAGTATGGCAACTGAGAGCGTGAAAATCCTAATCGAAGCGGAGGACCAAGCATCCGCCAAGATCGCTGCTGCCTCGCGAGAAGTTGAAAACCGAATCAAGAATATCAAGGACGTTGGCGGCAAAGCTAAAGCGTCAACGGAGTTTATCGGAACGCTTGTGGGCTCGCTCGGTGGTTCAGAGATAGCAGGATTTGCATCACAGCTCGGTGGTCTTACTGAAAAAGTCAGTGCGTTTTCCGAGGTCCAAAAAACTGGTGGTGCTGGTGCTTTGGCGTTCAAGGCTGGCCTGGTAGCGGCTGCTGGTGCAATAGCTTTTCAAGTTGGTAACGCACTCGGAAACGTTATTTTCCAAACAGAGAAGTGGACCGAAGCACTAAAGAAAGCAACGGACGAATCGAAGAAGCTAGAGGCAACCGCAGCTAGTCTACGCAGCGAACGCTTTAGCGACGCACAAGCAGACATTGAATTAATTCGCGATCCTGAGAAAAAGCGATCCGAATACGAAAAGCTACTTGGCGATCTGAAGACAAACATCGTCAGTGTCGAAGGACAAGTAAGGTCTAGTCAAAAAGCCGTTCAGGAATGGGACGAAGCATGGCAAATCACTGGCAACCGTAAAGGGTTTGCAGAGCAGGCAAAACTGCAATTAGAGCAGGACAAAGATCGACTTAAGCAACTACAAGAGCAGCAGAAAGAGATACAGCGTCTGATCGGTATCGAATCGGAACGCGAGCAAATTCGTCAACGCAATGCAGCCATCGACGCAGACGAAAAGTATCTCGAAACTCTAGGCAAGCAAATTGCCATGTTGCAAGCCACCAAGGAAGACGAGTCGGGCTTGGCAGCTATTCGCGAGCAAGCAGCACAAGCCACGTCTGGACTCCTGGAAACAGACGCGGCCAAACAAGCTGAAGATAAATTAAAGCAAATTCAACTGCTGCAACAAGAGATCGAGCTAGAAAAGAAAGCGCGCGAAGAGAAAAAGGCTGCCCTGAAAGAAATTGCAGACCTTGAATTTAACTCTGTCATGGCGGCAGAGAAAGCGTTTATTGCCGAACGCGATCGACTAGCTGAGCAAAAAGTACTGCTTGAGCAAGGTGCCGAAGCAGCCCACGCTATGCGACTAGCCAAGCAAGGAATCTCCGAAGAAGACGCGAAGTCATTCGCAGCACAACAAGCAGAACTAGACAAGCAAAAGCAAGTGCAAGAAAAGATGAAGGCTCGCGAGTCAGCACAACCATTGCAAGCGGTGTCGTCTCGATTCCTTACTCGTGGACCAGTCGACGACAAAATGCTAGACGTCGCCAAGAGTCAATTGAAAGTACAGCAAGAGCAACTAGCAGAGCTAAAGAAACCGAAACCAGAAGGACCAAAAATTCGTGACGTTCGACTAGTGGAGGTTGGATAATGCCAGTCGTCGGTAGTGCTACAAAAATGTGGTCGCGTCAGAATAGTAACGCAACCCTCTCGGAAAACTTCCGAAGGATGGATGTTGCGTTCACTGAAGCCTATCAAGTGTTCACGACGCACGACACGACAGAGCTAGAGGTTTACTTAGCATCAGGCTTGCCGCAGGTTGCTCAGTCCTATCCAGGCTTTCCGTTTGTTTACGCGACATCAACTAGTGTTGATAGGGTCAGTCCAGTTTTTTGGATAGTCACCGTAGAATACAAAGGCGAGCTAGGTGGTGTTGGTGGAGGTTCTTCGACTGGTGGTGTTGAACCGTCGCCATTGTTTTCACCTCCAATTATCAAGTTCGACGACGTAGAAACGGAAGAGGAGATTGACGTTGATTTCGATGGCAATCCGATAGTCAACACCGCAGGCGAACGAGTGCGAGGAGTCAAGGCATTGTTTTCAGATCAAGTCTTGACGGTGACTCGCAACTTTGCAGTTTTTAACACGTATGTTCAAGCTGCCTATCGTCGTTCTGTAAACTCCGATACGTTCCAAGGTTGGCCTGCTGGCACAGTAAAATGCATGAAGCTGTCAGCCGATAACGTATTCGATTCACAGATAGGTTACTGGAAAGTGACTGGTGTTTTCCAGTTTCGTTTTCCTTACAACACGACAACTGATAAAGCTTGGTACAACCGCCGAGTTTCTATGGGGCTATTTCAAAAGTTATCCGACGGCAGGACTGTTCCTGTAGTTGATGACCACAAGCAACCATCGGCAACGCCAAAATATCTTGACGAGAATGGTTTGCAAACAACATCAGTAACACCGTTTTGGCAAGAGACAAAACTTTACAATTCACTACCTTACAACGCACTAGGACTTATCTAGCATGGCAGCACTTAGCCAGACGGCAGTAAACGTAAACATCGGCGACGCTAGTGTGCGTCTAGATAAAGTAATTGGAGGCGAAGCAATTACGCAAGGAATGCCGGTGTGGAAAAACACCAGCACAAACCCAGCCAAGTATTACAAAGCTGACTCAAACGCATCGGCTGCAGCATCGACAGCAGCAGGATTTGCACTGACAGCATGCAGCGGTGACGGGGCTAGCTTTGTCCTAATGTCAGGCGAAGGTGTTTTAATCAACCTCGGCGCTACGCTCGTCGTGGGAGAGACTTACTGCGTCGGTTCAACCGCTGGCCAGATTGTTCCGATAGGTGACCTCACAACTGGCGACTATCCTTTTATTCTCGGCCAAGCAACCACGACAGCACTTATCAAAACAGTCTTCTCGGGTGCTGGAGTAGCCAAACCATAACATGGCCGAAGAACTTGCGTTATTCCAACCGTCGACAGCTCGCAAGTTGCTTGCCATGCTGCAAGCGTGGGAACGCACGCCAGGATTCAACGACGAGCTAGAGAGCATCGGCTACGGAGAACACTTTCCTTTTGTCAACACATCAGGCCACACGATACCGCCGTATGGTGTTTTTTTGGTCGACGGAACCAGCGAAGAGAATGGCATTAATTATCTGATCGCTAAACGTTACGCGTCATACACGGCTGCACAATCTGTCCCTATGGTCAACGGACCTTTCGAGGTGCTTAACGGTGAGTATGGCACGCCACAACTGGGGCCGGTCTACCGAGTCATTCATGACGACGCGGTTACTTACTCGGTCGGCGATCGCGTCGGATGGAAAACAGATAGCTTCCAGGTGTCGCTGAATGCTTCGTTCATTGTTCTTGGTGAGGACGACATTGTGGAAAATTGCCTGCGAGTTATGACAGATTTTTCCTTAATGATGGGCCAAAGCATCCTATCGATTGCAGACGGTGCAGCCGGTCTTTTCCATCGTCGAGTTTTAGGTTCCAGCGGTTGGACGACTGACACATCCAAGACATACCCAGCACGCAACGACACCGGCAGCACGATCACAGCCAACTCACGGCTATGGGCAGAACCTTGTGATGGGATTTTCTCAATCGTGAGGATCTGCTAAATGGGGTCGATTGGAAACTGTTGTTGCTGCCCTCTTGAAGATTGCCCATGGGAAACCGCGACCGTTACGATCCTCGGCATGACGTTCTCGGTGACTTTTCCTGCGCCGACGGCGGATTGCTGCCAACGCGAACTGAGTATCTGCCAGATGGTTGGACCTGCATTTGTTCGCGATTGTTTTACAACACAATTCGACTGGACACTAATCAATCCCTTTGACTACCTTAGCACAACAGGTGCGTTTTGTGATTGGCCGACCGTGATACAACCAGGCACGGCAGTCGATTCGTGTTGCGATTCCACTAACTACCGAGTGGAATGGAGAGGCAGGTTGAGACAACGCTTCTGGTTTTGGATTCAAGCGAGAGTCCGATTCATCGTTTGTTATTGCTTCACTGAAGAAGGGAAGCCTGGCTATCGAATGCGAATCGAGATGGAGTATCGCCGGGCCACAATCATGAACACGACCCGCCTCATTAAGTACCGAAACCGAAAGTACACGCGAGTCTGCTGTCCTCCTCCGGATGGTGGAGGTGGAGACGGACCGGGCGAAGACGCTCCTATCCCATAGAATAACATGACCGGCACACCAGACCCATGCGTACCAGGATGCTACTCAGACCCAGCCGAACCAGCTTGGACTGACGCGAGCGGCGATGATATTCCAGCCGTTCCACCATTGAATCACGGTGCTTTGCAGTTAAGCGGTTGCGCTAGCGGATTGCCTGCACAAGTTCCTGTTTATAATCCAATTTGCATAGGCACCTGCGATGAAGAAAACGATCTGATTCCTGGTTGCTACGACTCGGGGCCTTATCAAATTATAAGTGACTGCGAGCTGGTCGATGTTGTTACCTGTCTCGGTACCGGTCAAATCAGAATGCCATCGCGATGGCAGGTGATTGGAGAGCAACCGCAAACCGTAACGGAGACCGGGACTCTCGTTTGGGAATCAGGCGTGCTCGGCCTGACTCCGACATGCGTTGAAGATGTTGGGGAAAACGAAATGGTTATTCCGGTATCGAGGGCGGCGGCTACCTGGGGTGTTGTTGGTGCGCCTTGTTACGACGAGTACGGTATAGATCAAGGTCCGTACGATGTCGTCATTCCGCAAGTGGTTGATGTGACGATTACTCGTTCGTGCGGAACACCACCGGCATGAGTTTTCAGTTGCCTAATTTCATGCAGTACGCTCGACCTTTTGTGAGTGTGGTCGTTGAGCCGGGTGTTGTTGAAATTGCTCGCGATTCTATTGCCGAACAAGGCCCGGCGCTTTGGCGTGAGTTGTTCTTGTCCGTGCACTCGAAAGACGACCTCGCAAATTGGAAATCGAAGATTCCTAAGTATGGTTGTTCGTGCTCTGACTTCTACGCCGAGTACGAGAAAGCCAACCCCCCATCATTCCCCCTAACGTGCCGCTGGAAGTACGAACTCAAGACGGCAGTAAATCAAAAGCTCAACCGCCCCAACCTGACATGGCCTGAAGCGTGCGAACTCTGGGGTTGGGAATGTCGTTGATCGCTCCGCGATCATTCTTCTGACTCACGGAAACTTTCAACTCTTCAAGCACTACTACGGAGCGCGAAAGTCGGAATACCCGCACTCGTAGCCATGGCAGCATTTCGGCAGCACTGAGAACGAAAAACAACACTTTTCGACACGTTTTGAACAGCGAATCCCTCGCAAAACGTAAGTAGTCTTCGCAGTAATGCCAGTAAGTTTCAGCAGTTTTTGGAGACTTACCTTGAGCTTTGATTTTTCGGAATAACTGTTCTTGAAGTTTCATTTTGGGCCTCTAGAAATTGAGACCTTCCTTGGCGTGTAAACCTCGGTCGTCATAACCGAGGTGAGTTTGCATAAGCGAGGTTGAACTCGTTGAACAAATTGTTCGTCTGACCTAACCAGCACCATTCGACGACTGCAATGGATCAAACTGCAATCAACTCCTGATGCCACCCCAACGGACTTACTGGGACACATTCCCCGCGTGGTTAAATCAGCCGACGCGACCGGGATCGGGGATCAACCCGACCTGCTACTCCCGGCATACGCTCCGGTTTCGATTACCCTGGGTCGCTATTCTGCCCGCTTGCTTCACACGGATGGACCCGATTTTCGCCGATAGGTCAAAGCCATTCGGTATAGGAAGCAGACGAACAAAGTATTGCACCCG